GCTTTTGACCGGCTCGCCGCAGAAGATAAAAACATATCCGCCATGTCCACCCTTGAGAACGAACTGGACATCATTCAAAACTTGATCAAGGGCGGCGCAGAGACGGGGCGCATCGCCAACGCCATTATACCTATTCAGCAGATTTTGGCTGAGGCGGGTCTGATAGGCGAGGATGAAATGGGCGACCTCAGCGACAAAGAGCTTTTGCAAAGGTCTATCGCTAGGATCATTCCGAATATGCGCGTCGCAGGCTCTGGTTCAACTTCTGATTATGAAATGCGAATGTTCGCTATGGCTGCGCCGACATTTGCAAGAACGTCTGAGGGCAACAGAAAAATCGCTGCCGGAATGCTCCAAGGTATTCGCTATGTAAAAGCGCGTCGCGCGTTGATGGACGAGTATATGGCAGACAAAGAGCTTGGCGACGGCACCATTATTGGCTTTGACAAGTGGGCTGACGAGAAGCAGGGCAAAGTGTTTAAGAGCTTCGTGGCTGGCGACCCTGACGCAGAGGAAGAATTTAAGAAGGCGTATCAAGACGGGAAGCTGAAGGTTGGAGACCTAATCTTTAACGGCAGCACATATCTTTTCGTCACTGAAGCAGACGTGGAGGACTTCTGATGGGCATCCCGACAACGGACACAGAGGTTTCGAGCCGAGGTGCAGCACGCACCACCGCAGATATATTCAGAGACATAGGCAGGGCTGCGGCGCAGGGCGCGACGCTTGGCTTCTCCGACGAAATGTACGGCCTTTATTCAGAGTTTATGACCGACAAAGACTACGACACGGCTGTTGCTGAGGTGCGTAAGGGGCTTGAGCAGTTCAGAGAGAGCGACCCTGTTCTTGCTTATGGCGCTGAAATACTAGGCTCTATGGTTACGGGCGGCGCTGGCGCGACACGGGCCGTTGCAGGCACGGCAGGACGCGAGGCTCTAAAAAGAGCGGGCGCAGCCAGCGGGCTTGAGGCAGGCATTTACGGCGCTGGCACAGGCGAGACTATGGAAGAGCGTGCGCTTCAAGCCGCTATCTCCGCGCCCGTCGGGGCGGCGACTGGGGTCGCTGGAGAATTCGCCCTGCCGCGCCTTACCTCTGCGGCTCGTGGGCTGATGGGTCGCAAAACAGCAGAAGGCGGGTATCGCCTCACTCCCGGCCAACAATTTGGCGGCGGCCTTCAGAAGTTTGAGGGCAGGCTTACGTCCCTTCCGTTTACTGGAGAGCTTGTAGGGTCAGCCCTCGGCAAACCTGTCGGCACTTTCCGTAGAGATGCGGTCGAGACGGCTCTGGGCCCGTCTCTTGCGGCGAAGCTCCCGAAAGGTCTGGAGGGCAATGAACTTGTTGAGGCCGCGTCGCTAATTGTGGCAGACGCTTACCGAGATATTGTCCCAAAAATTTCGATCAACGACGCTCCGTTTTTAAATAAGGCAAAAAGGATTTTAGGCGCTGCCACCAAAAGACTTCAGCCTGAAGACATTACTGCGGTTCAAGCCGTTATGAAGGACATTTATCTTCCTTCTGTGAAGGACGGCAAAATTTCCACAAACTTGCTTAAAGACCTAGAGAGCAGCCTCGGCACTGAAGCAAACAAAATGATACGCTCAGGCGATCCGGCTTTGAGGCGTCAGGGCAGAGTTTTGAAAGAAATGCAAGACGCTTTGCGGGAAGAGATTTCCCTGCAAAATCCTGATGTGCCTGACTTGCAGGCAGTAAACAAGGCGTTTGCGGCGATGCGCCCACTAGAAAAGGCGAAGGACGCTGCGGTAGGCGCTCAGGGCATGTTTACGCCGACGCAGCTTCTTACCAAGATGAAAGACAAGCCTGCGGAAGCGCCTGTGAAGTCTCTTGCCCGTCAAGTGCAGCCTATAATTTCAACCACAACGCCAACGTCTGGGTCGATTGAGCGAGGGCTAGTCTCGCAGTTTGTGCGCGACCCATTTGGGTCGGTAGTCGGCGGCACGGGCTTGTTGCCTCTTTCTTTAATGTATGGCACAGGCCCATTGGGCCGCCGAGCAATCGGCCCCGGCGTCTATAAAGCGCCCGGAGGTCTTCTGAGGGCGGGGGCCCCTGCTGTGGGAGGAATGGTTGCCGATCCTTTCTCTGAAAGCATTCTCGGCCCCTCATACCCATAGGGATTAGAAAAGGAACAAGACAATGGGCGCAGGCGACAGCATCAGAGAATATAACACCACAGCGGCGAGCAACACCTCGCTGGGCGGCATCAACCTTGCCGAAGGGGTGATGGTTCCAAGTGATTTGAACAACGCTCTGAGGCAGCTTATGGCTGACCTCGCACTGTTATCGTCCGGCGCAGAGGGCATCGACCTGCTGTCGCTAGTGGATGACGACGCAAGCGCGGCGATCAAGCTGCAAGCGCCTGCGACGGTCACCACCACGACCACTCTCACTTTGCCGGATGGTGATGGCTCTGCTGACCAATATATAAAGACTGACGGCAGCGGCACGCTATCGTGGGTTTCTCCGTCTTCGTTCAGCCTGCCAGCGGGTTTAGTGTTTCCGTATGCAGGCGCTACGGCACCGACGGGATATTTGTTGTGTTACGGTCAAACGCTTGGCAACGCTTCATCAGGCGCAACAGAGGCAAACGATAATTATCAGGCGCTGTTTGATGTTATCAAAGTAGCATACGGGAACAGCGGGTCTGAGGTTTTTGGCAACGGTGACACAGTCACATTGCCTGATCTGCGTGGCCGTGTCATTGCCGGTCAGGATGACATGGGCAGCGCCTCGGCTAACAGGTTGACCAACCAGACTGGTGGCCTTGATGGAGACACGCTCGGCGCGACAGGCGGTGCAGAAACGCACACTCTAAGTGTGTCCCAGCTTGCAAGCCACGGCCACACTCTCAGCGGTGGAATTAAGACAGTAACATCAGGTGGCAGCAGCTTCAGCACCGGCCTTGAAAAAAGAAATTTTACCAATAACCAAGGCGACAGCCCCGCTGGCAGTTTCAACAGTAGTGACACAACGATGGATGACTTCTCGGTCGCCAATAGTGGCTCTGGCGCTGCCCACAATAACGTGCAACCCACAATCATCTTGAACTACATCATTTCAACAGGTTCGTGATGAGCAAGCCAACCGCAGCATCAGTGCAGGCCCAGATCGACACACATGAAGCGGTGTGCGCGGAGAGGTGGAAAGAGACTATCCTGCGGATAAAAAGGATCGAGCATATTATGATCGGAACCGCTGGCACCATAATACTTTTGCTTATTGGCATTATAGTAAATGAATGATCCATGTGTTTTTACTTTTCGTTTACATGGGGCTTGGTGAGGACAAGCGTCTCAAAAGTAATGATATGCATTTTCGCAGCGTCGATGACTGCGTGTACTTCGCTCAACGACTGTCCAAGCAAGGAAAAAGCATCACCGCTTATTGTTTGCCGGTCGTGGTAGACAGCAAAACAAAGGTGTACTGATGCTTGCGGAATTAGCGGCAGCAAATGCAGCGTTCGCCATCATTAAGCAAGCTGTCTCTAATGGAAAAGAAATTGCTTCAGCAGGTAATGCTATTGCTGAGTTCGTCGGCGCAAAGGAAAAACTACAGCAAAAAGCGCAAAGAAAAGGTGGCGGCTCTGATCTGGAGGAGTTTATGGCTCTGGAGAAAATTAGAGAGCAAGAAGAGCAACTCAAGCAGATTATGATTTATGCTGGCAGGCCGGGGCTGTGGCATGATTGGCAAAAGTTTCAGGCTAAGGCTAGGATTGCCAGACGAGAGGCAGAGCAAGAGCGAGTAAAGAGGCGCAAGCATCACTTCGAGGTGGCGGCAATTACGTTCATGTTAATTGTTATAGCTTGCGTTTTAGCTGCTATTGTTCTTCTGATCTTGCATCATCAAGGGAGATTGTGATGGACAAGCTGATCGAAATGATCAAACACCACGAAGGGGTGGTATCACACGCATACAAAGATAGCAGGGGATATCTCACCATCGGCGTGGGGCGCCTGATCGATGAGGAGCTAGGCGGCGGACTGTCTGATGACGAGATCGACTACCTGCTGGCGAATGATCTGAAGCGTTGTCGAGCAGAGGCAGAAACTTACCCGTGGTTTGCTGGCCTCTCAGAGCCCCGTCAGGCGGTTGTAATCTCAATGCTGTTCAACCTAGGCAAGCCGCGCTGGGATGGCTTCAGGAAGGCTCAGGCGGCGATTGAGGCGGGTGACATGGCCGAGGCCGCCGCGCAATTGCTCGAAAGCAAGTGGGCAGCGCAGGTCGGAAAACGCAGCGAGGACATGGCTGCGATGATGATTAGTGGAGAATGGTTAGATGGGTGAGATAACTTTTGAGCGCATCCTGAAATGGAAGTTGCTACCGCGCCTGATGATGTTTTCTGTCATGGTAATGACCTATCAGACAACAT